CCACCCACCCGACCACCATTTTCAACCCTAGACAAAAAAATCTACTTAAAAAGAGTTTCCCGAAGGGTTGTTTATGTCCACCCACCCGACCACCATTTTCAACCCTAGACAAAAAATCTACTTAAAAAGAGTTTCCCGAAGGGTTGTTTATGTCCATCAACTCTAATAGCTCATTAAAGCTATCTAATTCTCACCGTATCGAGTTTTTATATATAAAGCGATATAATACTAGGGCTTATAGCTAAAATGCGTCTGTGTGAGTTTAAACAGCATCTAATCATTTGAAAAAGTTTTTACACTTTTTTCAAAAGCCCAGAAAAAAAATTCACGGAATTAATTTTTTTGTGATATAATAGTATCAAAGCTAGAATAAACTCATTTGAGTCACTATTCTAAAGAGGAGAAGTTTATATGAAAAAAGCGATTACCAAAAAGAAAAATCTACACTTAATTCCACCAAAAGTCAAGGCTCAAACTCCGACTAAGCAAGAGTCAAGAGTGTTAGAAAAGATAGTCGAAGACTATCTTTGTCTGCGTGTGAAAGAACTCGGACTTACTCAAAGAAAGCTTAACCCGAATACATGTAAAGGCATCCCTGACCGTCTGGTCTGGCATCCTGATGGGCTGGGACAAGTGACCTTTGTCGAAGTCAAGCGTGACTGGAAAGCCCGCGCATCGAAGCTCCAGCTTGAGCTCGCCAAGGGCCTGAAGACGATTTTTATCTACTCTAAGTCCGATGTCGAAACATTCCTTTGGCAGTATTATACAACTCATTATCGCAGGCCTGCAAGGCCTGTGGAGGAGGATTAATATGGCCAAACTAATGAGACTACCCGACCAATCCCTCTTCGGTAAAGAGGCCAGAGAACATCAACGAAGAGAAGAGACTGAGACGAAAGCTGTCTGGTCAAATCGACTATTATACTTAATGGATACGCCTTTATCTCACACTGCACTTGCTAATGATGTGGTCTTCAGGGAAATGCGTGAGCATTTTCCAGACGAGGATATAACATTAGCAGATGTCGCGCATCTTCAGCAAATCAAGAAAGCAGTTGCCGGAGATACGAAGGCTTATTTGGCCGTGTCCAAGGTGCTTGAAAGCGGTAAAGTCGAGAGTCAAAACCATGGCGCAGCCGACCCATTCAAGAAAATGGCCGACATCCTTCAAGCGGCTCTCGGCGGGGCAGTCTCTGGCGAAGTCATTGATGCTCAATACGAAGAGATACTTATCCAACCGGAAGGAGCACAATATGATCAAAGTGCCGACGACGACAACATATCTCGATAAGTTTAGAGGATTTAACAAACGCTACCTTGAGTATATTAACAACTCGAGGAACTTTACATTTAACGTTCTCGAGGGAGCAGTGCGAAGTAGTAAAACAGTTTGTAACATCTACGCTGCAGCGCTCGCCATTGAGGAGAGCCCGGATCGATTACATGTCGCGATGGGCTACAGTTCCAAGACGGCGGTGAAGACGATTTTCGAATCCGATGGCCTTGGTCTCATGTATTTCCCGCCATGGCAAGGGCGCCTTTTCACGAAGAGCACGGGGCCAGGGGTCTATTCGCTCGTGTTAATGCCGGCCAAAGATAGCACTCATCCGATCAAAGAAATCCTGCCATTAGGTGGCGGAGAGTCAGACGCAGAGAGTAGTTTCAGGGGAATGTCTGTTGGTATTGTCATCTTGACAGAAGCTAATTTATTGCATCCAGTGAGTATTAATTCCATTGTGGAACGAACTTATGCCGCATCAATTCGGCGCTTTTTTATTGATTTTAACCCGACTGCGGCTGGTAATTTTCTCTATAAATTCATTGGAAATAAGTGGTTAGGGATTGAGGAATTGCCATTAAAACCAGGCACAGAACGCCCGATTGGCTATTCAAAAGTGTTACCGGATGGTCGAAAACACAATATATTACAATACCTCCATGCAACTTTTAAGGATAATTTGAGCCTTGGTGAAGACAGAATACAAGAAATTATCGCAATGTCTGACCCAGAATCGCCCGAATATAAGCGAAATGTCTTAGGTCTTCGTGCCTCAGGTGTTGGTAAAATCTATCGTCTGACAAAAGAGAACTTCCTCCATGGTCAAATTGAGCGCGCAAGGTATTTCAGGTATGTTGTTGTCGCTGACCCGGGGCAAAACAAATCGGAGACGGCGTTTTTAGTCGCGGCGATAACCAACGACAAGATACCGGAACTGCATATTCTTCACGAATATACTCATACAAACTCAGACCTAGCGCCGGAACAAGCGAAAAGTGAGCTCGATTATGTCTATGATTTCTTTGCTTTTATTAAAGAGGCTGAACAAATAACGCAAATGCAACCGTGGAAAATCTTAGTCGACCCGGCTGCAACAAGCTTTATCAGGGAGTATAATCGTAATGCGAAGGTTAACGGTGTCTATTCGACGCTCACCTCTGCAGTTAAAAACAAGATTGACGAGCGAATAAAGATGGGAATAACCCTGCAATACAGCCATCGAATGCGTTTTCACTCACATGGCGGGCAAAGAACGGCGCAGGAGTTTGAGGCAGCGGAATACGACGAGCGCAAATCGCTTAAAGGTTTGTATGAAAGGTTGGACAACCCTCAAAGTAGCACGCAGCTTGGGTTAGTCGACTGCACGGAATATGCCGTCGAAACATTTGCATATCACTTGTTTAGGTATTCCGGCGGGGATACATATACGCCTGACCACAGGCAAACTAGACAAGGTTGGTCGATTAATTCAAATAAAATATAAAAAGTGTTTACAAATTAAAACTAATGCGTTATAATATTTATGTATACTTAGCCGAAGGTTGTGTCTTTGGTTGATGGGAGTCAGCGGCTCCATCCAAGTAAAGGAGATTAGTATGGGTGTCAAATCAAATCGAGAAATGTCGCTGCGTAGTTCTGGCATTAATGGTAAAACAAATGTCGGAGAAGCGCAGAATGCCAAGAAGTATTTATATAGTTTAGCAACCGCTAAGTTCCTGCAAGGGTATCAAATACTTTATCGTGAGAAAGAATACTTTTTCTGGTATCAAAATAATATCAACTATTTAATTCAATTTTACTCACTATGGCGACGTGAACCAGTTGAATTAACGGTTGGTAATCGTATGCAATGGTATGAATGGACGCTCGAGAAGAAAGATGTCCAGATGGTGCATGCACCGGTTGCTAATTTTGTCACGACACTAATGAGAGATTTGGTCTTCACTGCGCCGGTTGAAGTTAATATTACGAACAATGAAGAACTCAATACATGGTTGCAAGAGGCGCTGGAGGCAAACTCATTCAATGAATTTATTAAGAAAGCTGATATGCTTGAGTCTGTTGGTGGAACGATTGCGATTAAGGCGAATTACGACCCTGAAGTATGTAAGTTTCCAATCTTAGAGTTCTATGAACTTGACAAAATTGACTATATGGAAAAGTTCGGCAGGATAACAGAAGTTATTACTGTTGACAATTTCACCCATAATACAAGAGAATACTCGCTTGTTTGTCGTCATTCACGCCGTGGTATCTTCTACGAACTATACCGAGATGGCAATCGTGTTGAAATGTCGGAGGTATATGACGAAGATGATATGCCAAGGGGGCATGATTACGGTGAAGAGTATGGTCCGGTTCTGGCAATATGGAAGAAACGTAATCTAAACTCACATGAGTTTTATAATATGCAATTAGGTAAGTCGGACTACGAAGGATTGATTGATACTTTCCAGATGTGTGACGAAACCTTCTCAAGATACATTAATCAAATCCGTGCAACACAACCAATCTTGTTTATGTCTGAGGAGTTAATGGGGTTTAGACAAGGACCAAGAGGGGAACCGATTGTTAATAAGCCCGTTGACCTTGGAATGAAGGTTTATGAGATGTCTGGTGGGTTAGCTAACGTCGATGGTCGTGCGATAATGGCGATGTTCACGAGAGACGTGCCTGAACTAACAGGTGTTTGGGAATTGCAAAGGGCGTTTGAATGGTTGGTCAGGACTTGTCTAATTAATTTAGGGCTTGCCCCGTCAACTGGAAATATGGCAGGGGACTCTGTTGGTTCAAATACAACAGGAGCGGCATTGTTTAAGAGGGAGCAATCGTCACATTTACTACGTAAGTCGTTGGCTGATTCGTGGATTAAGGCAATTAAGGAGATAGTTAGACTCCTGTTAAGGTGGAAAGATATCATCGAAGGTCAAACTGTTCCTAATATGTATGACGATATTGACATTGAAGTATGCTTCCCTGAATTAGATATGGACGATTTAACAACTCGTCTTGATCAAGCAGTTGCTGGATTTACAGCCGGATTGTTTAATACTGAAAGAGCTGTTGACCATGCATTTAAGAATATTCTTAACGACTCACAACGCAAAACAATGGTTGAAGACTTAGAAAGACAAGCTGCAGAAGAACTCGCGAGAGACTTGGCTGGGCAGTCGCATAGGTTTGAAACGCCAGGTGCTAAGGCTGATGCAATTGTTAAAATGCAAAATATTACAAAAAGAGATACATAATTGAAATTATGTGTTATAATATAAATGACTACTGGGATAAGCATAAGCCTCTATCTCAAATTAAGGAGTAAATATGAAAAAAATTAAAGGTTTTACAGCTGAAGGTATTGAGGTTGAAATCGATATACCTGAAGGGCTAATTATTAAGTCTCAAACTGAGATTGACGCATTAGCACAAAGCGCGAATTCAAAAGGCAAAGGGGAAATACTGAAAACACTAGGTGTCAATTCGGTAGAGGAAGCTAGAACTAAGATGGGCGCAATAACTGAGGTTCAAGAACTATCATCGATTGTTAAGGAATTACGTTCGGAGTTAGAGGCAGAAACTCATAGACGACTTGCTTTAGAGCTTAACATTAAGCCTGAACTAGTTGACAAAGCTATCATCCTAGCGAAGGCGAGTGCTACGGAAGGTAGTGATTTCAGGTCTGTTCTAGAAATAGAAGCCAAAGCTATTGGTGCAATTAAGAGTGCAACACCAGCTACGCCTGCAAAGCCGATCGGGGCTCCAAAAAGTGGAGAAAGAACCCCTTTATCAAAGGCTGACGAGGAAGAGATGGAGCGTTTTAGAAGTCTAGACCCACAAGGACGCCGCTAAAATATAAAAGGAGAATTATCTTATGCCAGTATCAAATACTTTAATGGATAAGGCTATTCGTTATATTAGTGACCCTAATAACTTATGGCAACAATTCAAAAAAGGTTCTTTCACAAGAGACCTTGAAGTAATGACACAATTTTCATTAGACGATGCAGGAGCTGTTAAAGTTCAGTCTAACTCTTTCACAGGAGCAGCTGCAAACTATGACGGATGGGGTTCAGTAGGTAACGATGGTGGTGCATCGCAAACTGCAGGGGTTATCCGTGCAAACACTGGTTGGATTGTTTATCAATTAGACCAAAAGAAATACTATGGTATGCCAATCGATACTATCGAAGCTGAAGAGTCATTAAACAACTTTATCTCAAGAGTTAATGGTTTAATGAAATATAAAGTTGCGGTAGACGTTGACCAATATCGTTTATCTAAATTAGTTGCTTCAGCTGGTTTAGCATTAGATGGTGCAGTTGATACTACAACTGCGACTCAACTTCCAGTAACTGGAACTGAGATTTCTAGAACTAATATTCTACAAACTATCGAATATATGGCTGCTCAAATGGCTGAGAACGAAGTTACAGTTGATAACTACATTCTTTATACGACTCCGGCAATAATGAGAATTATTGAAGACTCGGATAAAATGTTAAGGTTTATCAATGTTCGTGAAGTAGACCGCGATGGAGTTAACTTCATTATCAGGTTTATTGAAACAGCTAATGGTCGTATTGATTTAGTATCAATCCCGACTAAATACTTCTGCACATTTACTGCAGGAACACAAGCACAAGGACCAAGAGCATGGACGCATAACGTGAATTCAGTTGGCGCACCTGATACTCAATTCCGTCTATTGATGATCGCTCGTCCTGCAATTAACGCAGTTGTTAAAGTTAACGAAGCAAGAGTTATGCCTTCAGGAACTATCCGTGGTTTCTTAGGAGATATGTTTGAGCTATTCTTATATCACGACATCTTCGTAATTGACAGACGTATTGCAGTTGGAACTCCTGATGCTAACTTATTAACAGGTGTAGCATTCAATGCCGTTATCTCGTTAAGAGTTGCACCTCCATCACCTTAATCTTATTTATTGACGCCGCATTGCTAACGGCTATAGCATAAACCAACTCTGGCTTGAGGACAAGCAGTCAGCGCAGCACCGTATGCGAGAAAGAGGTGTTATGGTATTAAAAGAGAATATACCCGGTTTTCGTCATTTCGTCCAGATATCAAAATGAACGGGACTAGCCCGAGATAGCTATTGGTGAAAAGCGTAAAAAGTATATACTAATTACGCTTTTTTACGTTATAATATAAATGGGTGATAAATATGAATAGCGAAATTATAGTAACAATTATTTGTTCAGTCGCGGCGGCGATAACTTCTATTATCGGGTATTGTGAATATAAAGCATGGAAGAAAAATAAAGTTGAAGCCCTTAGACACTTCGAGGTCGACCGTAAATGGGAAGAACAAATAAAAACAAATCATAGAACGGTCAATAAAATAACTGAAACAATAGCCTTAATGCAACAAGAGTTTGAGCATTCACGTGACTTATATAAACGTGATTTTGATAAAACTTTAGACGAGTCTAAACAAAACTTCAAAATATTGTCTGAGTTAACAACCAGTCTTAATAATGTTATCGCGACTTCTAAGATATTAGAAGTTAAACTTGAAGCAAAAATAGAAAGTATCGACAAAGATATTAAAGCGATTAAACTGGAAGTAGCAAATACTAAGCGCATTGTTAATGCAAGTGCTAAAAAAAAATAACTAAGTAGGAGGTAATACTTATGAGTAGGTTTAAGATACCGAATGAAAAGCATATCCCAAACTATGCACAAGTTATGAAAGATAACTTTGCTTATGGTGTTTGTGGTAAGAAATGGTCGAGTTGTAATGATGCTGAAAAGGTCGTTATTCACGCTGCGATCATGGATGACCTTCGTCGTAATGATGGTCAGATGGAAACTTTTAGGAAGAAACTACCAAAAGGAGATAAGTAATATGTTAAATACAATGCAACTACTTGCTATGCCAATTCTTGACTTTGATAAGTATAAAGAGGATTGGACTTGGGATTTCTTTTTCCATACTCCTGTTTTAACGCCTAAGTTTATTCATAATAAAATTGGAGTTGATTTAATTATGTATGCTGGGTCGGAGATACAAGCAAAAGCTTTACTGACTCAAATCGCAAAGATTGCAAAGGACTATATCTTCGGTCGTTTACCAAGGAACTCGCGTGACTTCCACGAGTTTACATTATCAAGAGACTTAGCTATTTTAGAAGACTATTTGGCTTTCCAAGCAGTTGTTGTCTTTACAGCGGTTAATACTGGAACAGTTAATGAGTTATATCAAACGATACGAACATCAACTTGGGTAGGAACAAGACCATACGTTGCTGGTTTAGAGTCAGCGGCTTCGTCTTGTCTATTAAAGTTTAGAGCAATGTTCTTCCAAAGAGTTCCAGGAGAATTATTTAGAAAGGGGTATTAATATGAGTAACTGTCCATTACTAATAGCACAACGAGCAGCTTACGCAAGACACTTCCAAGAGGGATTGTTTTTTAAGCGTGTGCCAAGCGTAGATGCCTATAAAGACGATACCTTTGAAGCAGGGAGCCCTTTTAAGTTTAAGGTTTTGAATGAAGAAGAAGCAACGACTTATCCAACCGGGCAAATAAGCATTAAACTAAAAAGCGTTACGATAGAAACCTTCGCCCAATATGAGTGGACTCAAAAATCAAAAGTTAAGTTAGCTACCGGTATAACTTATCAAATAGTTAGAGTGTCTTCTATTACAATAGAGACTTCTCCGTATAATAGAATTAAACGTTATACCTTAATACTGGGGTGAGAGTATGGCTTACGATAGTTTAGGAAGATGGGTAAGTAAGTGGAAAGACGAGTTTGATAAGAACAAAGGGGCGGCCGATGTTTTTGAGACGCCTGAGTCGATTATTGATACTAATCCAGTTACATTAGGTAATATGGGTCCGCAGGTAAACCCCCGAAATAAGAATCCGGAAATTGCTAAGTATATGCGTAAACTCAATACTCCTTACTATAAGTTCTGGAAAAAAATAGAGCAAATACAGTCTGCTTTATACTCATGTTCTCTCGTATATAAAGAAGATATTAATAAAGCTTTTCCAGAAGCAGGAGAGTCACTATACCCGTATAGCCTTAAAACAGGACCTGAAGTTTATAATGATCCATTAGACTTAGGCGGGCAAGAAGAAGACGAATACTGGAAAAGATATATTTTAGTAAAAACCGGAATTGACGGAAAACCTGTTACCCTGAAGACTAATACAGGTCAAGCTCGCACGGCCCAAAATATCCGGTTTACGGCACAGCCTATACCTGTAAACTTTATGCCAAATGAAAAAGGTTTTACAGATAATCCAGAAGTATACGGGGCTAACGCCCATGCTTCAAAGTATATGGGTAAGAAAGAGTTTTTCAAAAGGTTAATAAAGCAGTGGGATGGTAAAAATAAAGATACACCTATTTTGTCACACACAGCCGCTTCTGTTACAGACCCTTTAACAGGAGAAGAGTATATGTCTAAAATATTAAACAATGACTTTACTGATTTTAATAATACAAACTATATTAAAGTTGATGTTATGCAAAGTATTGACAATTTCAAAAACAATATGAAAGCTTTAACTACTTATAGCGACAAAACTTTTAATACTAGAAAAATTAGAACTTTAACTAGAACTAAAATGAGTGACTTTGGTTGGAAACAGTCGATTGATAGGGAAACCAATGCTGAGTGGCAATTACAAGCGATGTGGAATCAATTTAACTATGAACGTAATGACCCGCGTTTACCTAAGGCTTGGCCTAAATTAATGTATGCGCGTATCTGGGGTAATATAGATGACCGTGCGTATCTAAGAGCAGTTGGACGAACCGACTTTTCCGGACTTCCGACAAATATAGCCGGATACGAAAGTGAATCGGACTGGCGTCATTATTGCGATTGTGATTGGATTGAAGTAGAAGACGACGAAGGAGATATGTTTAGCCAAACAAATACCGGGACTAAGTTTATTGCTACAAAGCCATGGTGGATACCATAAAAGGAGTAAAATATGAAATTAACATTAGACGCAGTATTACAATACGTATTAAAAGGACTTAACCAATATACATATGATATGGGGTATACAGATGTCAATGGAGACCCTAAATATGTTTTCTTCGGGGAGCACTTTACTATGCCTAATTACGATTGGCGTAAGTCGGTTATTAAATTAGATGCTTTTGGTCGTGCTAAGTTTATACCTATAATACCAACCGTATTAACTAGGGAAACTGCAATATCATCAACAGGGTCTCAAGTAAATACGTGTTTTAATACTTTTACTTTACATTTTTATATAAAACCTGAGCAAATAACAGATATTCAGTTAATACTAGAAAACTTTATCCGAGTTGAAAATGATATAAATGCTTTAACCGCTATTGAAGAATATCAAGTATTGAAGTCATATGGAGCCTTTACGATTGACGACGAAGAGTTCTTAGGTGCGCCTGACGGTGAGTCTAGGCACAGAGTAACATTAGATTTTACTCTCGACGCTTTTGACGACGGCCTCGTTACTTCAGCCGCTTTTGAATTAGTTATTAATGGTATTACTACGACATACCTGTCATGGCGTTTTGAAAAAGCTAATATGATGCTCGCTAATAAACCAGATACTCCGCAAGGAATGAACTTATATGGCATAGATTATCTACATGAAATGGGTTTAGTAGTAGAACTTTTTTGGGACGAAAACAATTCCGCCGTGCAACAAATACGAAATGACTTGTTTTGCCACTATGTAATTAATAAGAGTTATGATGTTAAGCTATTATTTAACGGCGTAAACTTACTTGAAGATAAACCAATGATTATAACGGGTAATAGAACGCAGGACGTTCCTCCTCAGTTAAATACTTTTATTTTAACTTTTGAGTATGTTAACTTACGAGCAGGTGTTCGTATTAAAAATATAACCTCGGACACTTATACCGACGATATCCCAGTATATGCTTTTGCGTATGTATATAATGCACAACCACACTCGGCAACGTATTTTGGAAGCAATGTCGTTAAAAATACAAAAGTCGGCGTCGCGAATGGTTGGAATATTACTTTCGGTATGGTTCAAGGCAATCCTTTAATAGAACAAATGGTAGACGAAGTATTTAATGAAGTTGGCTATAATACATATATGATTGAGATAACTTACTTTGGACGAGTATATGAGTATCCGGTTATTATAGCAGAAAGTAGAATTGAAACTGATAACGCAGCTTATGACTTGTTATCACTTACATTCGTGAGGGCGAAATAATGGCAGACCAAAGCGTATTCAACTTAAATATGGCTATCAATATTGAAGGGCTTGACGATGTTCTTAACTCAGTTATGCCTAAAGGTTCAGCGGCTTCTGCGACTAAAAACTTAACACCTGAAGAAAAACAAGCTAAACAAGCTGCGCGTGAACGTGCACAACGTATTAAAAAGATTAGTCGTAAGGGTAGATTTGCTACTCTTTCCGTTAGACGTCTTGGTAGAGTCGCGGGAAATATCATTAGACAAGGTATGGCTAATAGGTATACAGCTCAAATTAATGATGCAAATCGTTTAGGAGATACTAGACAGGCCCATTTATTACAACAACAAAGGTTGCGATCTACAGCCATGATGTCACAAATAATGTCACATTCTACTTTCGGTCTACGTGCTGTTGCGGGAGTTTTGACTTCTAAACCGATGGGTGCTGTTATGACAACAGCCTTTCTAGTTAATATAGCTGCTCATTTTAATAATATAAATACGCAGTTCAACGAACAAATGCGACAATATCATAATAATTCTTTCGACCAATACAAGCAGAGTGAGTATATGCGAACGCGTCTTGTATATAATACTTTTGGAACAAGAGGTATTTTCTAATGCCTATACGAATTAGATTTAGACTTATATCGCGCAATGCTAATTTTGATACAGGTGCGGGGGAAGTGCCTATTTATTCATGGGTAGACCTAACTTCTTATGTCCGTGAACCTATTACCTTCAATGACTCGATCGGTGGTCAACTTGCTAATGGAGCTTTTACCTTAGAAGTTCCTGAAAACTTTACACCTGTTAGTAACCCTAACAACCTAGACTGGTCTAAACCTTTACCTCCTAGAATATATTTAGATATATCATATATTGATGCATTAGGAGGTATAACTTATCAAAAAGCTTTTATTACTAGCGATACTTCTGTTGTTCCACTACGTTTTAATGCGACTACTTGGAATGAGTCTACTAATGAAGTTAGAACAGAAACAGCTATATACCAACATCAAGTTAACTTTGTTTCAATAATAAAAACTTTAGAAGGCATAACTCTACCTAACTTAACTATTACCCAACCTAAGAATACATTTTCAAGGCAGTTGGTAAGACAGGCCGGCTGGGTCACTTTTTCAAATCAACAATTAATTACTCCTTTAGAGAACCAAACTATACCTGATAACGAAGTATCATTGGTCGGACTAAATGGATTACATACAAACTCATTTATACCAAGTCAAAATGCAACGGGTTTTATAAGTTCAATTGGTAATACTGCTGCTATAAGAATAAATGATATTTCAACTTTAGGATATGTTATATCTGTTCAGCCGGAAGTGTTTATTACTGCGCCTAATATGTTTGTTCAAGAGGGTGGATTATGGGGCAACGGGCAAGGTGTTAGAGTAACTACTTTACAAAACTTAACTCGAACTAGTTATTTCGGATTTACGGGAGCAGAAAGTCCTCCTGAAACTAGGTGGCGTATAAACGGGACAGTATTTGATACTGTTTCTGTTGGAAAAAGCGTTAGGATAGACTATTATAATAGCAGCAATACTATTATATCTACTATAACAACTCCTACCCGCTTTACACAAACAAGAGGGCTACAGACTCCTCCCTTGGCTAATTTACCTACTGCTAATCCTACAAGACCTTTCAATTTACCATTTTCAGCCTCGCCTGTTCTAACACCGACCGAGTCATACAGCATACCGCAGAATGCCGCGGCCGCCTATGTAATAATCACTCCAATAGTGACACTGCCTTTGCAGTGGGCTAAACGTTCAGTAAATACGGGACCTTTCAATGTTAGGAATATACCGAATGACGGAGAGGTCGGACAAACAATAGAGGTAACTCCTTCTACAACTAATACTGACCCAACCGCTTTGCCTGGCCCTACTTCACGATACGACCAATTACAAATAATTGTAAATAGTATACGAACAACTGTTACCTCTGGAACTATAACTGAAACGGACTTAGTAGGATACCAGACGTGCTTAGATGTCGTAAATAAAGCTTTACGTGAAGTAGCTAATAGAGTATGGGTATTTAATGAGTTCATAGGTTCAGCTAGAAATATTTATAGACTTGACGAAAAGACAGCACTTATATTACAACAGTTCGTCGCCCCTGAGTTGTCTTTTAATACATATAATTTACGAGAGTTTTTGCGTAAAATATTTACTATATGTAATATAGAACTTAGCATGGGAACGTATTCTCTTATAGATACTGGATATATCGACCTTACTCTTATTTCACATACTACTGTTGGAACAGATATACTACCTATTGATTTATTTACAGGCGAACACATCGGGCGCGACCAACAGTTAACTCTAGACGAGTATAACGATGTGTTAGAAAGTCGCTTGACTAATTTAATAGACCTTAATAATACGATTACAGATGTTGTCGGGTTAGGAACTACGGGGCTAGAAATGTCTCAAATCACGCAAACTAATGCGTCTTTCAATGTTCAATACCCTATATACTGGTTAAGAACGGCAAAGTTATCTAGGTTTGAAATGGCTTTTACGAGCGTAGTTGACGGAGTTACTATCAACCAAAGTATTGCGGGAAACGACCCTGCTTTTGGTCCATTAGACGCCCGCCAAACATGGGATATATCTACTAGAATATTTGAGCGAGACATCTATAACGCATTACCTGACGTTAACTATAATAGCCCGGGCGCAAGAGCAAATGGCGTGGCGTCTAAAGGTAATTCGATATTTTATACATCCGGGTCTACGACTATTGCGGGCCTTGGCCATACCGGGCCTAATATACCGACTTACAATATCTTTACTGCTGGAGTTAATACTATGCCAGATATGGCCGTTATAGAAATGCTTGCAGTTCTTGCTTGGCAACGAATACTAGCGATCGGAACATTTGTGGGGCCTTCACTCCCGCCTATACAAGACCCGCCGGTAACTTTTGCTAATATGGCCTTCTTAACATTAACGATTGATTACGTCCCTATGCATGAATATGAATACCGTAATGTATCTACGGAGCAAACTAAACTGGGTCTAAACTCAAGTCGCCGTGTTAACGCTCAAGACCAAACGCTTGCCTGGGAAGATGTAACCACCTATATTACCAATGAGCATAATCAAACCGGTAAAATAGTAAATACAATAGTATATCGCCATAATAGCCTTGCAGAAGTATTTCCAATAGGCTCATATGTAGGCGGAGGGCATGTAATAACGTCTTCTAATATGACAATATATAATGACTACTTGGAAGTATCTTATACTATTACCAAAAATTATCGTTTACAGAATGATAATTTAAGACTCGCGATTGCTTATGAAAGATTTGCAGTGCCGTTTAATTATGTTTCACGCGAAGTATTACACCATATCTATTTAGCGGTAACCTTGGGGCCGAGTCCGGGGACTAACGTGACTTCTTCGGTCTTACTAAATAGGTATCAAGATATAACAGTAACGCCTAATATAACACTTCAGCCAGGACAGATATCGTCGTTATTAGTTGCAGCAAGTTTAGGTTTTAGGTCAATACCTGACAACTTAATAGCACGTGCAACGACTTCCTACGAAGATACTTTTAATGGGCAGCAGCTGCAAACAAATAGAGAACTTATGGTTAAAGTGCATACTTTATCTTATAAAAATAGTATATCTAGAATAGGACGTATGCTAGATAATTATACTGCAGGGTTGCAAAGGTTTATAAACGGAACAACCGCTAATATTCCACCTGTATTAAGGTCGCAGGTATTCTCACAGCCGTTTAGATATACTGATACCTTAGGTAGAGTGTCTTCTTTAGAATACCAGTTATTTACTACTCTTGAAGATGAGCAAAATGTAATAGTAGATGCGCAGTTCCCCGATGCAACAGGCATTCTGTTTTCAGGAGGGCTATATCGTTCGCGTGTATCTAGTCGTGAGACTGGCCTACAAAAAGACGCTAGGGAAGCTTATGAGTTTAATTTAACTACAAGTGCTGTTCCTGTGCATAAAGATATTTTAATTTGCGACTTAACTAAACGTATTAATCGTTTATCATTTATTGAGAATACTTTCGACTATTTAAACAGTGACTCTTCAATAACGGATATACATCCAATTGAAACGCATACAATTCCTATTAGTGGCGCTAGCCAAATAGGTCTCAGTCAGTTAAGTGGCCACTTGGTTGTAACTATAAGTATACCGACGCCGGTTAATAATCCCTTACAAGGTTCAACTCTTGCACTATGGTATGATGGAACTACTGACAATGAACCAAATACTCTTGCTTTTGTTATTAGAAACTATGGCTGGTCGAATGCAGGCGGATCTATGCAGTTTACTTTACACGTAGCGCCTACTCGTCTAACACTATTTCCAAAACAATAAAAGATACTTTACCGTATCTTTTTTGTTTTATATACGGTATAATATAGATGGGCAACTATAATAGGGATATAGGAGGGAAAACTATGCCTACAATACAAAATCAAATCAATCTTTATGTTGATATCAACGGTCAATTTGTTTCAGGTTCAATGCCAACTAATGTGCTATACCGAAACAATCTTAACCGCAATATCTTTTTCATTTGCACGCCATTATCTAATGCTACAATTGTTGAAGTTATTTTTAGAAACTCGACGCTAAGTAATAATGGCGAGTCACAGTTCGCGAGAGCAACTGGACAGAAAGCCGAGAGCATAACTGACAAGAGTGTTAGTTATTATGAAAAGGTAAAAGACTGGAATGTCTATGTTTTAATTCCATCGAGTCGTTTGTTATCTAAGTTTCCATCAAGCATGAGCGGAACTATCTTAGGAACTATTCGTTTGACTGAGATTGACTTGACAGACTTACTTGGAGTTCCGCCATTAAATTATCTAGTGATGTGGCCGGAGACTAACCCCTTCGACATGACGACAGGTGAAGCGCAATACATTGTGTCACGTTCACAGAACTTACAACTTCCGTCTGATATATTAGGAGGAGCTGTCTTAAACTTCAATGATATTTTAATCTTCGATGGAGTTGATACTTATACAATCCGTCGAGCTTTATGGTCGAGGTCATCAACTGAACCATTAAGGTTTGTTGGTAATCCAGCCTTGATTGACGAGGATTTTGACTATGATGATATACCAACAACCGTTACTCAAAACATCTATGCACAATTATCTTCGCATGAAATTGACCTTGCTAATCTATGGCGAGAGCTAGACTTGATTGGTAGTATTACTGCAGGACCTGAAGGACCTGAAGGGCCAATGGGACCTCAGGGACCTGCTGGACCGCAAGGACCGACAGGACAAAATGGACAAGACGGAATATCTGGTTTTATCTCAGACGAAGTAACCGACGCGAGTGAACTTCCACCGACTGCTAATATCGGCACAATGATTATTATCAATAACGGTGTTACTTATGATTTGGCGATATTCATGGTTGATAACACTTGGCATATTGTTCCAAACTGGGGTGGTATTCAGGGACCTCCTGGACCTGAAGGACCTTCAGGACCAACCGGTTCACAAGGAGCATCTGGTATTCAGGGCGTTCAAGGACCTCCGGGATTACAGGGAATTGCTGGACCACGAGGACCTGACGGAATGATGGGACCAATGGGACCTGCTGGTGCTGCTGGTGTATCAGGACCTCCGGGGTTAACAGGGCAAACTGGACCTGTTGGACCACAAGGACCACAAGGACTTCAAGGAGCACAAGGACCAATAGGACCTGAAGGCGCACAAGGAATTGCTGGACCTGGCGGACCTGCTGGGCCAATCGGACTTCAAGGACCGCAAGGTTTCCAAGGAGACCCTGGACTTGATGGACCAATGGGACCGCAAGGAATACCTGGACCACAAGGACCAATCGGAGAAACTGGAATTGCTAATATCAACCCGATGGGTATCTGGGACTCGTCAACGACATACAACCAAAACGATTTGGTAATCTCGCCAATATCAAACAACGCTTATATCTTAATCGCTCCGAGTTTAACCGGCGGAGTTGACCCGTCGACAGATACAACTAACTGGATGCAGTTCGTCTCAGCCGGTGCACAAGGACCTGTTGGACCGCAAGGACCACAAGGAGATAACGGACCGCAAGGAGTTCAGGGTATTCAAGGACCACAAGGACCACAAGGACTTGTTGGTAATGATGGACCTGTCGGACCTCCAGGCAGTATGGGACCTGCTGGACCGATTGGACCAACTGGATTACAAGGACCATTAGGACCTCCAGGACCGCAAGGGGACCCGGGTGCTATTGGACCTGAAGGGCCTGCTGGACCACAAGGAGTTCAAGGTAACCAGGGGCCAACTGGACCTGCTGGACCTGTTGGACCGCAAGGAAATCCTGGACCTGCCGGGCCTGCTGGACCTGACGCAGCGCTTAATCCAAATGTGTTTATGGTTCGTGGGGCAATTCCTATATGGTATAACTTTAATGGAACAGCTAACTTAGGTGATGGCTCAGCTTCATCTTATTGGGCTAATTTAAGGCCAGGCGTTTATCAAAGAAACTGGGCCGATGGATCAAACTTCCCGGGTTCGAATGTCGTAGTAACGAATGAGTGGGACGGCATTCTTATTTGGTTT